CTGCGATCCAACAAGCATGCCGACTGTTTCCTGATCCATGAACTGCAAGCACAAGAACAACACCTTGCTCATCACGCCGCCGATGAAGTCCTCGATGGCGTCACGCTTCTCGTCCAGTCGCACGCCGCTGATTGAGTTGTACTGTTCGATGGCTTCATTGGTTGTGTTCGTCTTGTACTGCTCACCTCGCATCGCATCTTGAATGCCTGCGATCATGCCGATGGCTTGCTTCGCACTGCTCTTGTCCCACAGGAACTGGTACTCCAACGTGGGCATCGGTGGCCCCATGATCAGGTCCTCTAACTTGCGACCTTCTGGAACCTTGACACCCTTCATCTTCTTGTTCGCATTGAGTACGATGTCTTCTACGTCCTTATTCGTAAGCACGTTGCTGTCGAATATCGTGTTGTCACGGAGCGAGATACGAGCCCTGTTGCCTTCGTCCACAATCGTATTGATCTCGTCTTGTTGATCGAGGTAATGCGACACCTCACCACGTACCCGCGTTTGTCTCGGATCGGTGTGGTACTGTAGCTTTTCGAGTGGAAAGAAATCAGGGAAGTGATACGGGTCATCGAACACCCATATGGGCCAGGACCAATCGTTGTCAGCAAACAACATGTATCGACGCTTCACCTTGTCAAACACGTACCAGCACTCAGTCATCTTGCCGCGTTCGTACGACTTCTTGTCTCCGTAGCCGTAGCTGTTTGGCCTATCGTTATCTACGTCGAATATCTTGAAGTTGTCGATCTGCTGCTGCACACTCTCAGAGCCATTGCCTGTAGCAGCGTCAACAACGTGCGTAGGCTTGTACACGCTAACGTAAGTCTCACCTTTCTTGATCCGATAGCGTGCATTCAGGTACGTAGTCGGGAAGATGCACTGAGCCATCATCCAATTGCAGTCACTCGTGTCGTCTTCGCAATTGCCTGGATCAATCCTGATCTGATCGCCACGGAATGAGCGGACGAATGGCCCAGGTGGGTCGAGCATGTCGATGACTTCTTCGAGAGCGAGCAATTCACCCTCGATGCGTTCGATCTGCTTGCGATCCTTTGCTTTAGCGAGTTCTTGTCCTAGTCGCATGATGTCGGCTTGTGCGCCTTCGACACTTTCGTCACGCTTGTTCCATCCGACCATGATCCACGCTTCATTCGTGATCTCACAGCGCACGATGGACTTGCGTGCCTTCGCTTTTAGGTTAATTCCCGGTGCAGAACGCATTGCTGCGAGCTTATTCGCCAAGTGTTCGAGCACAACGCCGAACTTCTCCAACTTGTCGTCCGTCATCGTGATTTCGACGTTGGGATTCTTGGCATAGATGTTGGGAATGACTGCATTCACAGTCGCGTACACAATGTTCTCTGTCATTGAGAACTGGTCGCGCCTATCCTTGCCAACATTGCGGTTGCCTGCACGATTTCCTGCTGTTTCCTTGCGATGGTTCTGCTGTGCGTTGTTGTAGTAGTACTCTGCCTCGTCCCAGCCTTCGCGCACCTCACGAATTGCAGCATCTCCTGCCGCTTTGCGTGATTTCCACAGTGGACCTTCGTGCTTCGATATGGGAATCTTCGTCTTCGGGTCGAGACGATAGATTTCTGTCACCTTCTCGACTTCAGGCGCAGTGAATGCACCATCGACGCCTTCAATGTCATCAGCTTGACGTGCGATGTTGCCTTCTACGCCACTTGGTACTGCCATGTTACTTACCTATGCCTTGGTAGCAGTTGTCGAGAGCTTTCCTCTTGCTCTGTCCACTGGAATACAGATGGATGCAGCATCTTTGCATGCTTGCGCAATGCACCGACGACCTTTCCACGCTTCGTGAGTAGATACTTCGTGCAGTCCATCGCGTGATCGTTCGTGTCGCGCGGCTTATCAACGTTCTCGCCTGCAATGTTCCTGTTCCAGTAGTAGTCCACGATCTCATTGTTCCAGAAAGCAAGATTACTACTCACGAAGAGCCTCGGTGCACCGTAGTTGTTCGTGATCGGATGCCTGTGCATGTCATCTACAGACAAGTACGTGCTCACCTTCTCGATACCTGCTGCGATATCACTCGCTCCTCGTTGTAGATCGATGCCTGCATCAGCAAAAAGCTGTGCAACCGACTCTCCGACCTTCGTTGCGGTTGCGTGCTTGCTCTTGAACAAGTCAGGATCAGCGTAGATGCGGTCTGTAGGCACGATGCGCCACTTATTCCTGATCTCCTTAATTCGCTTTGCTTGCTTCGGGACTTGCATTTGTGCTTCATAGAAGCCATCCGCAATGAACACGTCACCTAGCTCGTTGTAGAACGCTAGCAGGTAACAGCTTGGGCTTACTTGTCCGAAGTCGTACCCTTCCACGACACCCAGCGAATCGTTGGATAGTCCTTTCTCGATGTATCCGACCAGTGACGCGTGGTTGACGGTGTGCACGCTTTCGTTGTACTCGGGATAAACCAGACCTTCGTAGGCACTCCAATCACCTGAAATGTAACGGGCACCCATTGATCCACGGAACACTGCTTCCATGCGCTCGACATACTGTTCTCCAGTGTGCTTCTTGTTTGCCGCACTTGGTGCATTGAACACACGCACAATCGGCAGTCGAGTAGACTTGTTGATCAACAGCTTCGGCGTAATGAGACCTGACTTCGTGTAAGTGAAGTACGGACCTACAACTTCACGGAATAACCAGTTGCGAGTCGGATTAGCTGTAAACCTGAGGAACTGTGGTCCAACGGTTGGCATGCTAGGATCATCACCAATATACCTAGCAGTCCCACGAAGACGACCAATAAGGTCTGCAAAGTCTTTGAATGAAAACTCTGGGTCATCCAACTGGTCCAAGCAGACCATGTCGTACGTAGCCGAGAGAAGATTGGATTGTTCCTCACCTTTCGCCTTGCCTTCCTGACGCACGTGCCTGAACTCGATTGCGCTGCCAGTGTGCTTGAACGTCAAGTCATTGCGCTTCTCTGTTGGCCACTTGGAAATCCAATCGTGCGGCACCCACTTTAGTAGCTCTTTCTTGGTGGAGTCTTCGAGCTTTGGTCGTGTTGCTCGTCCAACGAGAACCCGAGCGCCTTCATACTGCGAAGCAACTGTGATCGCTGCAAGGCCGAGAACCGCAGTCTTGCCGTTTCCAAAGCCGCCTGTAAAGCCGGCGATAGCGTCCCGACACTCGTAGAAGTGCAGTTGATCTGGATTCGCTGTTTCATCGAACTCAAATGTGTTACGCATTACTACCGCGGCTTAGTTAGCGGTCGTGGTGCCCACGTTCTCAGTTCAAGAGTAACACCGTCTACAACTTCTGATGGAAGAGTACGAGGTGTGTCTTGTGGTTGATCTGGCATCCGTACACCACCGTGCACAACTATGCCGTTCGTACGTAATGCGCGTGCGCCAGCAGGCTCTGCGATCACTTGGCGATCAAAGATCAGTGGAGGACCAAGATACGGCACATACGGCTGATTGTAGAAGTCGAATTGCACAGGTCCAGCGAAAGGCTGCGGCGGATTTAGCTTCGACCACGGTGAGTTCGCATTAATGAACGTGCGGTACGCTTCGACTTCTGCCAGTGGCGTGCCAACAGCCCACACAACTTGTGCATTAGGCATCAGGCTTTCCTTGCATTACAGAATGTGTACATCGACGTGATCTCTCCAGCAGACAGAAGTGCCGTTACCATGAAAGTGTTTCCAAGTCCATTCCAGAACCCAGCGGGGGTTGCGTTGCCGCCAGCGAACAGACGCTTGCGTGTGCCTACAATACCAACGCCCGCCATTGCTAAAGGAGTACCAGCAACTCCGTCTACTTCTACAGTGACGTTGGTCAGATCGCAGATCAGGCGAGTGACGTGTATAGTATTGAGAGCAGTCGTAGTCTGTGTAGGAATAACAGACGTAGCTCCGTTACCTACACGTGCAAAAGCTCGATTAACACCAGTCGTGACGCTACGATATACTCGGCATGTCTGCGTATTCGAGCCGTTTCCGCCCATTACTTGGTTTCGTTCACTCACATCAGCAGCAGCAGCGTTCTGCTGGACGACACTCCACATCTCGAACGCGGTAGTGAGCGGCAATCCAGTCATATTTGGGCAAGTAAGCTCGTCGTCAACGCCATCAGCCGATATTGCGGGTCGGCCGTTGGTCATAGTACTCACCATTGGCTGAGCAGCACCAATAGCTTGTACATAGTTACGACCAAGAATGATGTCTCGCCACGACGAAACAGCACCGCCAGATTCAGTGTACGAACTCGCCTGCTCTGCATCGTGCCATTCAATGAGCGATGCGCCGAGAGCGAATGGACTCCACGCAGCAGCAACACCGAAGTTAAAGTAAACCCCTCCGAAACTCTCGTTTGGTTGCGTAGATCGTCGGCCTTGCTTCATAAATATCGTCATAGCTACGTACCAATGTGATATCCGACATCTTCTTGCGCATACAACGGCTGTGCAGCAGTGCCAAGCACAAACACATTTCCTGTAGGCACATGGCCTGTAGCGTGATCGAAGCTTACAGCTGCACCTACTGCAATCTCAAACACGCCACTTGCATCAGCAGCGGCAGTTGCAACAAGCCACGTTACGTATGCAACGTTGGCTCCATCATTCTGGATGAGGAATCCTTTGCGCAGTGGATTCGCAGCCATGAGTAGCTGAGACGCTCCAGACAACGCAACGCTGCGATTCTTGATCGTACTTGTGTACGTCTTCAATCCTGTATTGATGAATGGATCAGGCACTGTTAATCTCCACTGTTACTTCGTCATCCTTCTTGTCGCCGCTTCTAATGATCTTAATGTTAAGCCCGCTGATGCGGCCTTCGTCGGGTTTGTCAACACCCACTCCAGCAAGCCGAGTAACATCGCGCGATGCAGCGAGGGCGACTTGGGCATCTTCGTGTTCAACCAGATCGACCATGCGAGAGGCGGCATTGGCCGACGCGCGCGCGAGCACATGATTGGCTGTTCGCTTGGCGTCTTCAAAGACAGTGCTGTCGAACATTTCAGAGAGTTGCTTATACGCGTCAAGCTCTTTGAGCCGCACGATGTTGTCCGTAGTCGTGCGAAGGGCGACAGCAAT